ACAGACAGAACAGTGTAGAACTCGAAGAGGGTTCACACCTTGACGCAGACTGGAAGATGCAGCAACTCCACGTATTAACCGCAGCGAAGAATGCATACCAGTGGGCAATCGACCATGGTATCGCAAAGGAGCAAGCACGATGTGTACTGCCAGAAGGCAACACAGTATCTCGTCTGTATATGAATGGCACCCTGCGCTCTTGGATTCACTACATTGAACTGCGCAGTGAAAACGGAACTCAACTCGAGCACATGGATATCGCCAAGGCATGTGCCGAAGTAATCAGCAAGGTGTACCCACTATGATATACACATACGGCAAACCATCCCATACAGACAGGAGAACTCCTAATCAGATGACCCCTGCGGTCTTTTCACAGGGCATGGATACATATGACTTCACACGAACGTACCCATGCAATCGCTCAATAGTCCTTGCAGTAGCAGCGCATGGTCCGAACCTCCGTGGCGTTGAGTTGGGTTTGTACCAAGCAAACAGTTTCTGTACCATGTTGCAGGTGTGCACCAATGTCGATGAACTGATTGGTATAGACAAGTGGGAACCATATGTAGATAATGTCGGTGGTGGTGAGATGGTTCGCGACCAGAAGCAGATAGAGTTTATCCGCAACACTGCCATCAACTTCATCTATTGGTCTGGTTGTGCTGACCGCGCAACTATTCTCGAGGTGGACACTATCGAAGCAGCAAAGAGGTATGAAGATGGAACAATGGACTTCGTGTTCTTTGATGCCCACCTATCGCAGCAGCAACTCAGGAATGAGATGAATGCTTGGTATCCCAAGATAAAGCAAGGTGGTCTGATTATAGGTCACGACTATGACAAGAGGGAGACTCGCCATGCTGTGCTAGAATTTAGACTTGATCATGATATAGAAACCCCATACTTCAACTATGATGATACATTTATATGGAAGAAAGCATGACGATTAAATACATCCATGTAAATCAGCATATCATCCGTTCCAACAAGAAGAATGGAACCAATGAACCTGTCCTCACCGTGAAGGAAGGACGCACCAACACCTATGGCCACCAAGTAGAAATACATGGTGCATCCACAGTCATCTATGGTGGAAACGACAGCACCATCCTACCATGTGGCGCAAGAGTCGTCATCAAAACAGAAGCGGAGATAACAATAAGTTGAAAGCGCAGACACGTAGAAATATGAGAACAAACAGAAACATGAATCCTATACGACGAGCAGGGAAAAGGAGTAGTATCATCCAACCTCGTGAGCATATGACGAATCGTATGACCAGGAGGAAGCATCGTCGCAACTGCTACTTCGGATGGCGTCGGAAACAAAATAAAGATTTTCAGGTGCGCAGAAAGATGTTTCGGATGTACTATTATGTTACAAACCCGTATTGACATACCAATCCCGTTCGATTATAATAGAACTCTACGTTGAGGAACACACATATGAATGAACAAAACCAACCTGCCATGCTAATGACCACAGACCCTGACTATGGCAAGGGAGATAAACCAATTGTGGGCATAGTCGGTCATGGTAGGATGGGTACAGCAGTCGAGAGGTCTCTCGTCCCCCATGTTGACCGTTTCCTCTGTGACCCGAAGTACAATGTAACGATAGACCAACTCTGTGAGCAAGAACCTGCCCTGACATTTGTATGCACTCCAACCAGCAAAGACGAGTTTGCATCTACCGTTGATGCAGTACTGAAGTTGATTCGTCAGACAAAGTCTGGTGTCATACTCAAATCAGACCTGCCTATGGAAACACTGATGAGTCTATTAGAAACCCTGCACGCTGATGATGCACTTGGGCGTTTCATATATGCTCCTGACCTGTCATCAGATACCAATACTTCTCATGATTATATCAATCCAGATTATATCATCCTTGGTGGTATGCAAGAATCGTGTGATGGACTGATGGAATTCTTCTCATACAACTCTTACATAACCATCCCAAATGGCAAGGGTGCTGTACATATATGCATGCCAATAGAGGCACAGGTTGTCTGTCAAGGAATCAAAGCATACCTGAACACCAAGAGTGTATTCTTCGATGAACTGTCTAAGGTCATCTCTGGAATGGAACTCCTCGGGGTAAACTTTCCGATGACAGCAAGGGCAATAGTCACTGACCATCGCATAGGCACTACAGACTGGTCGGGTGTTGGCACCCAAGACACCTCTGCATTATCAGACCTCGTCAAGCAGCACAATGGCCAACTGCCTCTGCTCGAAACAGTTATCAAATCAAACGCAAAAGGAGATGAATAATATGTCATCCATTATGGACAAACTGAAGAAAAACAGTAAAATCAAACTGTCAGCACCACTGGCAACCTCCAAGTTCTTTGGCACCAAAGTACAGGTTGATACTGGTGTGCCCATGGTCAATGTTGCTCTGAGTGGCGACATCGATGGTGGTCTGGTCAGTGGACTAACAGTCCTCGCTGGTCCAAGCAAGCACTTCAAGACCTCCTTTGCCCTGCTTATGGCAGCAGCATACCAACGTGCACACAAAGACGCAGTCGTGTTGTTCTACGATAGTGAGTTTGGTTCACCACAGGCATACTTCGAGACATTCGGTATCGATACCGACCGTGTCCTGCATACTCCTATCACCAACGTCGAAGAGTTGAAGTTTGACCTCATCCACCAGTTGGAAGAGTTGGACGAGAAAGACAAGGTATGTATCGTGATTGACTCTATCGGCAACATGGCATCCAAGAAGGAACTGGATGATGCCCTGAGCGAGAAGGGTGTGGCAGATATGACTCGCGCCAAAGCACTCAAGGGTTTGTTCCGTATGTGTACTCCGTACCTTACAATGAAAGACATCCCCATGCTTGCCATCAACCACACATACAAAGAGATCGGTCTGTTCCCGAAGGACATCGTCTCAGGTGGTACTGGTATCATGTACTCAGCAGACAACGTCTGGATCATTGGTCGTCGTCAGAACAAAACAGGAACAGAGATAACAGGATATGATTTCATCATCAATGTCGAAAAGTCTCGCTTTGTGCGAGAGAAGTCTAAAGTCCCTGTGTCGGTTTCTTGGAGTGGCGGCATTGAGCAGTGGTCTGGTCTGCTTGATCTTGCTATTGCTGGTGGTTATGTTATCAAACCGAGTAATGGATGGTATCAAAGAGTCAACAAAGAGACTGGTGAGATGCTTGAAGGCAAACTCCGTGAGAAGGACACCATGACCTCTGAGTTCTGGACACCTATCTTTGAGACAACAGACTTCAAGACGTTCGTCAAAGAGTCCTATCAGATCGGTGGCGAGATTGCCGAAATTGACTTGGGTATTGAATAATGGCGATGGAGAACAATAAGTTTCAGAAGGCACTGTTGATTACGAGTCGCGGTGATGGCATGCGCTGGTACGCTGACATGGTTGGTCAGACTGTACCACTGCTTGTTGTAGAGGCAACAGAGTATAAGTCGCGTGAACCAGAAGGATATGTGAACTTTGTCCAGTTAGGAGATGCCAACATAATCGATGTTCCTGTAGACTGGGAGTTTGATTATGGCATACGATAGTGATGAGGGTATAACTCTCACACCAATAGACCTTGTGGACTTCCCCGAGGTCGAAGATCTTCCTCTCGTGGAGGGTGAAGACTGGATAATGGCACCAGACCCAACAATACCCGACAACGAAGAAGGGTGGGTGATCATCATACTCAAAGGTGACTTCACCAATTGGGTTATACGGTATGACCGCTTTGAGGCGACTGATGATGGTCGATTATCTTTTGACTATGATGTTGTCCACCGCCCAGAACTCCCTGAAGGATTCACGATAAACGAGTTGGATATCGCAAACTATATGGCAACCATATTGATGCAGGTATTCGAGAATCACACGCCTGACTCAGACGGCACAACAATAGGAGATTACATTGACCTCTGATATGCCCAGTATGATATTGAAGCAGTTCTTCACGAACGATGCCTTCATGCGCAAGGTGGTTCCATTCATGGATCCAGCATACTTCGAAGGGACACACCAGTTCCTGTTCAAAGAGTATGTGCAGTATGTCGCCAAGTATAACAACCTCCCGTCACAGGAATCGTTTCGTATCTCCCTGAAGGAGTCCGAGAATCCCGCCAGTGATCAGATCTTTGAACACGCAATAGATATACTCCCTGATCTCTTCACTGAAGATAAACTAACAGACCCAGAATGGTTGCTCGAGAATACAGAGAAGTGGTGTCAAGACCGCGCACTGTTCAATGCAGTCATGGAGTCTATCTCGATCATTGATGGTAAGCACCAGACGATGACCAAGAACGCATTGCCTGAGATACTGTCGAAGGCACTCGCTGTCACATTCGACACGAACGTTGGTCACGACTATCTGTCTAATGCAGATGAACGATACGACTTCTACCATAGAGTAGAGGAACGTGTCCCATTCGATATAGAATATTTGAATGTCATCACTAAAGGTGGTCTTCCTAATAAGTCCCTGAATGTAATACTCGCAGGCACTGGCGTTGGTAAGTCTCTCTTCATGTGCCATGCTGCTGCCGCTGCGCTCGCTCAGGGAAAGAACGCACTGTATATCACGATGGAAATGGCAGAGGAGCGAATCGCAGAACGTATTGATGCCAATCTGCTTGATGTGTCTCTGGATAAGATCACAGACCTCACCCGTGAGTCCTTCACCTCGAAGGTAGATAAGATAGCAGCGAAGACGCATGGTAAACTCATCATAAAGGAGTACCCCACATCACAGGCACACGCGGGTCATTTTCGTGCGTTACTGAATGAACTGAAACTCAAGAAGAAGTTTACCCCTGATATCATCTACATCGATTACCTTAACATTTGCGGCAGCAGTAGGATCAAACAGGGTGGTTCTGTTAATTCGTACACCTTCATCAAGAGCATTGCTGAGGAACTTCGTGGGTTAGCAGTGGAGTTCAACCTGCCTGTTATGACAGCAACTCAGACGACACGCAGTGGGTTTGGTAACTCCGACATCGGACTCGAGGACACCAGTGAGTCGTTTGGATTGCCAGCGACTGCTGACCTTATGCTTGCGCTGATTAGCAACGATGAGTTGAAGAGTCTTGGCCAGATCATGGTGAAGACCCTGAAGAATAGGTATGCGGATCCAGGAATGCACGAGAGGTTCGTTGTTGGCGTAGACAGAAGCAAGATGAAGTTGTATGACATTGACCCCGAAGACCAGACGTTGATGAACGATGGTGCGGGAAAACCAGCAGAGGATACTGGTCCAGTGTTTGACCTGACCACTGCTGGTAAGAAGATAGCATCTGAAGGGTTTAAGATGTAGTTGACACCCTATTCCGCTTGATGTAGAATAGAGTCTGAATTGAGGAGAACACATGGATCCATACATACACACACTGATAGCAACAGTTGTAATCGCACTGGCATATTATCTTGGTCGAAGAGGCAACTCGTTGGAACAGCGATACATGGGAGCAGAAAATCTCCTAAATATACTCGAAGCAGAGGGTACATATACCCGAGCAAATCTAACCGCAGCGGTACAACGCTGGGTGGAGAAGAGAGAAGATGAAGTGGGATGAAGAAAAGTTCGGCAAGTTGCCCAAAGCACCATGGGGCAATGACCCAGTAGGAAACCAGCACACAGGTAAGATATGGATGACCAAGGGCAAAGTCTCCATCCGTATCATGCCTGAGCAGGAAGAGAAGTACACATCAATGGGATATCATAGAGGAATGAAGTAATGCACGGTGAAGTAGTATCAGTTGTAAGTATATTGGGAGAGATTGTTGGACGTTTCAAGAGCGAGTCAGAAACAACGGTCACATTATCTGACCCACGTCTGTTCGTACAACAGGAAGGTGGCGCAGGTTTTGCTCCAGGGATTAGCATGACGGGTGAAGGAAACCCACCAGAGTTGACCCTGAACAAAAGTGTCATCCTCGCAGTCATACCAACACACCCTGACCTTGTCAAAGGTTGGAGTGCAGCGACATCTGGTATCGTTCTATGATCAGTTGGTTCAAAAAGCAGTGGTGCGCATTGTACCACTACAAGTATTGGTCACAGCGTGATAAGAACTGGGACCACTGGCAGTGTAACAAGTGCAAAAGAGAATGGACGACATCTGATGAATGGTAAAGGTGACAAGCGTCGACCAGAAGATCGTAAGAAGATCGAAGCAAACTGGGATAAAATATTCGGTAAACCAAAGGCAGATAAACCTGCCCCTGTGAAGGAAATAAAAACATGAACAAATTGATAGCAGTACTCTTCGTAACTTTCTCTTTCAATGCATATGCTATTGATGGTATGAACTCTTTGCTTATTGGACATAGTTTCTTTAGACCTTATGCAGAGTTACTGCCTGACTATTCTGCTGCTGCTGGGATATCAGGACACTCGCAAACTATTGTGTTCTCTGGGGGTCCAACTGGAACACCTGAAGCACTTTGGAATAATACTTCAAAGAAAAATACTATCACTGGCGTATTAGATGGTGGTGACGTTGAACTATTTGGAATGACTTATCATCCCGACTATCCTACAACAACAGGATATGTCAATTGGATCAACTATGCGTTAGACAAGAATCCCTCCACAAGATTCTTTATTGCTCTGCCTTGGATTCCACAACCATCTAACTACACAGATGAAATCTATACTGGGATATGGGAAGCGTACAAACCCAATTGGCATGCATTCATTGACCAACTTAGAATTCTATTTCCTAATACTGATATCTTTTGTATCCCCTACGGACAATCATCTGTCGAACTGCGTGAACATTTCACTGCGGGAGACTTGCCTGAAGTGACCGCAATGCAAGGCGACAAAGAGACATCAATATTCACAGACAACCTTGGGCATCCAGGCACTGTCCTCATTGACCAAGGGATACTTGTTTGGTTGACTGCTATCTACAACGTTGACCTCACAAACTATTCATATGGACCGACATACAATCTCGATCTTAATAGTGTTGCAACTGGAATAATGGACGAACACGATAGTCACTACAACGCAGCATACTTCACTGATAGTGATGATGACGGTGTTGGTGACGCTATTGATAACTGCCCATTGATTTCTAACTCCGATCAACTTGACACCGATGGCGATGGCAGAGGCGATGCATGCGGTGGACTACCAGCAGGATGCTAAAATGAGCGACTTTGACTTTGGGTTCACCGCAGTCACACTGGACGAACTGGATTTTATACAACAGCAACGCGCAGACGTTGACACAGCGACAGTGGAGTTGGAAGCACTCGAGTCTAAGTTGCTTGAACTCCGTGCCGCAATCCAACCACTACTCAACAACCTGAAGAAAGACCCTGCCAAGAACTACATCTATTGGGAAGATCGACTGCCCAAGATAACCCAGTTCGAGCAGCACTTAGATAAGATCATCAACAAATAAGTTGCTATCTCAATCTGGGTATAGATAATAGAGTATCCAGTCGAGAAATATACTATGAAATTAACCCATCACGCTCGCTTTTCTATCGCCATGCTCACTATGTACATTGTCGTTGGCGGTGCATGTGTATACACTAAACGAGCATACTCCTCCGAAGATGTCCCAGAGTTTGACACGTGGCAGGTCACCATCCAGCAAGATGGATGGCCAAAACTCCGCTACCTCAACGACGAAACAATGACCTCCTATGTGCTAGGATATAGGAACAGCACATCGTGTGCTGATGTCAAGTTCGAATACCGACGTTTCATCGAGCAGGATATCTATGTACCTGTTGGCACAACTGTCAATGGCGCATTTGCTATCAGCGGCAAACGCTTCGACTTCCCTGCAACAGTCCCTACTGTAGAAAATGCTGCAACGTTGCAGGTCATCCAAGCAGTATGGACACCGACTTTTCACTTCTTTTCGGAGTTGATCAAAGCAGATCGAATCCATTGGCGTGATGACTACATGGCGACTGATGACCCGTCGATCGAAATATCCATGGAAGGATTTGGACCGATGCTCAATATCACCATGGACATATGCAATGAGAAGTATCAAGAGCGCAATAAACCAAACATGATCAGAACAGGTCGCTACAATTTCGCGATGTGGTCGCGATAATGACCCAGCGAGACTTTTGGGAACACGAACTCGTAAACAAGCGCACTCATGTATATGCTCCTCATTATTTTCGACGTGTGGGTGCTACACTCACACAGGCACTGAACACGATTGTGTTCATGTCAAAGAATCCATGCGAATCTCTCTCAGCGCGATGTTATCGCAAGAAAGAGGGTCGCTGGTTTGGATTCGTGCGTCATGTAATTGACTCATGGTTCCACATATTGGGATTTCCCGATCACTGTGAACAGGCACACAAGTCAGACTATCTCCGCGCACTCTCTTATGTGGAAGATATTTACAATGACGTGTATGTTACACTTAACAAAGAAACACCACACCGAAGAGAGGATGACTAACATCTACGTTGTGAGCAAGGTAATATAATGACAGACAAGCAAAAAGCATTCAGGGAGTCAGTATTTGATACTGGCATCGGAATGTCAATAAACATCCCACTCAACTGGATCATGCTCACGCTGGGTCTTATGTGGGAACTCGGTGCACTAGAACTCTCCATCCTTATGACAACAGTATTCACATTCTTTGCCATTGCTCGTAAGTACGCTGTTCGAATGCATTTCACCAATAAGGCAAAGGCACTAACACCAGACCGCAAATATGTTGTAAAGGACATCAATGGACTTCGATGACACACTAGCATTATTCATGGATAGGTATCCACATATCAATCCAGAGCATCATCCGCACAAATTCCAGTTTGCATTCATCACGTGGTTCAACACGTTTCGTTATACAGAGGAAGCAGCAGGTAATACTTTGAATATTTCACAGGAAGAAACCAAGGAGCAGTTAGCATGAGCAAATTAGCATTTACAGCAGCAGTAACAGCGATGGTCATGGCCATATCTGGGTGTGGCGGTGGTGGTGGAGGTAATTCATCCTCTGCGATAACCATCCCACCAACTACTCCACCACCAGTCGTAGTTGAACCACCCGTTACACCACCAGTGATAGTCGAACCACCAGTGATAGTCGAACCACC